AGAATAATTACTGGGCCTATTGTATAATGTGCAGACATGTTGAAAAAGCACAAAGCAATTGCTATACCAGTGACATTCGTTGACGATAAGCCGCGGTTCCTCACGGTGAGGGATCGTCGATTTAAAGATTGGACATTCGTGACCGGGGGGTGTCGCCGCAGGGAGATCATGAATCCCCTTCGGTGCGCCCTTCGCGAACTTGAGGAAGAGACTAGGGGCGTGATTTCCCTACGCAGTGGCGAGTACGCTGACTTTAAATTTACGGTCAAGGACCCGCAAGAAGCGAACGTGGAGCTCGTGTACAACGTGTTCGTGTTGTTCGTCCCGTGGAAGCGGGTGGAGCAACAGGCGTTTGTGAAAAAATTTTACGAGGAGAAGCAGCGCATGACCCTCCGCAAGATCCAGAAGCAGAGCATTAAGCGCACGCACGACGAAAACGACTACATGAGTTTCGATACCCTCCCGGAGTTCAACGCCCGGAAGCAGTGGAAGATGATCCAGGACAAGGTGATCGCGAACCCAGAGTTTTACTCGTGCATGTGCATGAGTTCTGCTAATAGAAAAACATTCAATATCAGTAGCGGAAGATGAAGTCCAAGAACTACGTTTTAATGCAAATAAAAACTTTACTCATAAAGAACCGTGGATACTACGAAAACGAGGCGGATGAGTACGTGGAAAAGGTCAGGGAAAAAACAGTCTATGAGCTGTTAGTGATTAAAAAGGAATTGTCTTCTCGAAAAGAGTACCCGGACATTTCATTCATGAGCAGGTGGTTTAAACAAGAAGACAGTGAATAGAGTAAGGAGAGCGATGGCTACGTTCAAGCGGTGGTGTGCCGAGAAAGGATTTAACAATGCGCGGAATTTATCACACGTGTTGATGGACGGCGGGAAGTTATCGATCCCGTGTGATAAATTACCGGAGTTTCACGAAAAGTACATAGATTGCGTGCGCGAAGGGGAGACCCTGTTCGTCGTGGAGCAGAAGACGACCAACTACCACTTCTTCGTGGACTTGGATTACAAGGCGGAGGATGCGATGCCTCTGAACGAGATTGAGAGTGTGTGTAAGATCATCTGCGACAAGGTGAAGCGTCACGGTGGGAAGGACTGCCTCGTGAGCGTGTCCCCTCCGAAGAGGTCTGGTAAGTCTGTGAAGACGGGTGTCCACTTGAACTGGCACGGGTTCATCGTGAACCAGGCCTCGGCGTTGGCCCTTCGTGAGCACATCTTGGTGGCCCTGAGCATCGCCAAGAGTGGTGTGGATTGGGAAAAGGTGGTTGACAGCGCGGTGTATGGGGATCTTCACCGCGGGTCCAAGGGGAGTGGTTTCCGCATGCCTTGGTCTCACAAGAAGGCGAAGCACGACGAGTGTCAAGGCCGTGGCTGTGAAGGGTGTTCGCAGAGTGGAAAAATCAACCAGTTGGCCTACCTTCCGGTGTTTATGTACAGGCATGGACCGGCGTTGAGCATGATGATGCGCGTGGATCACACACCGGACGCGAAGATCTTAGGCATGGCTTCCGTGCGCACGGAAAGCGAGGACTTCGCCGTGGTCGAGCCCCCGTCCGAGGTCTTGCGCCGTGAAGGTGGTTTTTCCAAGGCGCAGATGAAGGATGAGGTGGTGGATTTGGCCCTTCGCGTGGAATTGGAGATGTTCATAAACAAGTACATGGAAGGCCAGGGCGCTGCTCGGGTCACGAAACTTTTTAAATTCCAAAACCAGTACTTGGTGTCTACGACGTCGAGGTATTGCGAGAACACGGGACGCGATCACGGTTCGAACCACGTGTGGTTTTACATAAGCGGTGACTACATCGCTCAAAAGTGCTTTTGCCGGTGTGAGGACATACGCGGCCGGAAGGATGGTTTCTGCCGAGACTTCGTCGGCCGGAAGTACGTGCTCACCACAAAACTGCGTGATGCCTTGTATGAGAAACCCGTCAAGTGCCCGGAAATCAAGAAGAAGGCGCCTTCGGCCACGCCTGGGGAAGCCCCCAAGTGGTCCGAGGCGAAGCTGGATGTGGAAAAGTTTTTACAAAAGTATTTCGGAGGTCACGAGAACACGAAGATCATCCGTTTGGTTCCGAACAAGAAGACGTTCACCGTGATTACGAATTCCACCTACTGCGGGATCATCGATGGCCATCACGATAAGGTTGTGAGTTTTTCAATAAATCTTTCGGATGGTGTGATGACCCAGCGGTGTGCGTGCAAGGTTGGTGGTAAAAAAGTGAAAATCTACCAAAATGTTTTGAATGCACTTAAACAATAATGGCGTGATGAAATTAATATGGCCGTGAGCATGGCGAACCTTCCACGCACTCGATCTGGGCGAACGATTAAAAAGCCGCAAGACGTCTACGTCCCTGAGATTGTGGATTTCGAGGATGAGTACTCCGACGAAGACGACAGTGACTTCGATATGTCAGGTAGTGACATCGACACTGAAGACGAGCTCGTCGACAGTGATGAGGAAGAAGACGACGACGAAGACGACGCCGACGAGAATGGTAACTTGAAGGGTTTCATCGTGAGTGACAGCGAAGATGACGAAGAAGCTTAAAAACGTACGAACTTGTAATAACACATGGAGGCTGACATAGGCAACCCTATCGAGTACAAACCCAATGATCTCCCACCACCTCGCGATCCGCGGATGGACCCGTTCCCTGATGACGACACGGATGATGAACCGCCCCGGCGCCACCAACACGAGGAGTACTACCATCAACCTCCTCCACCGATGATGATGATGCCTCCGCAAATGCCACCGCCACACATGATGCCGGTACAGGAGAAATTTGACTTATCGAGCATCGACAAGACAACCTACGTGCTTGTTTTCGCGGCATTCATCTTAGGCTTCTTCATGGGCAAAACAATGCAGCCCGTCATATTGCGATATTCCTAAGCACCCATCGCTTCCGGACATGTCGATAGCTTCAAACTCACCAACATCACCCTCGGCCGACCCTGTGAAATAGGCTCGGCTGACGATGATGGGATCCTTGAGATTGTCTTGTAATACCTGAATGGCAGTTCCTTCCTCACCCGGCGTGACGCTCTCGCGCGTGAACGACAACTCCGACTCCTTTGCAATAGGTGCGGTCGGTGCATAGGCGAATGTGTAGGCGAGATAGGCTAAAACGAGGAACACGACGATTGCTGAAATTGTAACGATGACGATCATTATTAAATGTCTACGAAATTAGTTTTCCGCCTCCTTGACCTCGGCCTCGGCCTCGGCCTTGGCTTCGGCTTCGGCTTCGGTTTCGCGCGCCTTTTTTCTTTCTTCGATTTCCTGAGCGACGATCTCGTCGGCCATCTTGACCAACTCTTCCATCGGTGTGTCTGGCTTTTCCTTCTTCAAACGCTCGATGACATCGGCCGGGTGGCTGATCGGAGCTTCATCGGGTTTGTTGTAGAACTTGGAGTTCTCATCGCCCGGTGTGAAGTGGTTCACGTTGTCCAGCATGCCCCGCTTCCGTTCTTCGAACATCTTGGCGGCGGCTTTTTGGTTTTCCCTGTATCCGGTCATGATCTCTTCGAGGCGTTTCTCGTTGTAGTGGACGTCCTCGACTTCGCTGAGTTCGGGTGGGATCAGCGCCCACTGGTACATGTCAACCAAAAGGATATCGAAGGTGGCGTCTTCTTCCTGAAGTTTCTTCGCGTGGTTCGCGGCCTCATCCCTGGTTCCGAAGGCGCCGAGGATCTTGAGCCCGAACTTTTCCGATTTTTGGTTACACCCTTCGGGCCCGACGATGGAGATCAGGGCGTAGAGTTGTCCCGGAACGGTCGTGTACGTGCGCTGAAGAGTAGACATATTTCTGTTTATTCATGTGTCGAAAACTTTAAGTTATCATTCACCCCACAGGTAGCTCATGGATTTGGACGTGGACAGGTGAATTTTTTTGAAAATCCACCACATTTAATTAAAGTATTCACGCGATAAAAAAATGAAATGAGATGCGAAAACTTCACAACGACATCAAACGCGAACACATCCTTCAGGTTGCGTCGGAGGGCCAGCACGTGTTAGACGTGGGGTGTGGTTTCGGTGGTGACCTCCAGAAATGGCGTCAGGTGGGTGTGCAACTTTCTATGTGTGATCCCGATAAGGCGGCGTTGGAAGAGGCGAAGACGCGCGCGAAAAACTTGAAGATGCACGTGACTTTCTACCACGGGGACATCCACGGCTGTCCTGTGCGTCGGTGGGACATCATCTGTTACAACTTTAGCCTTCACTACGCCTTCGAGAGTGAGAAACAGTTCAAGTCCACGATGGCCGAAATAAAGAAGCGCCTTCGGCAGGGTGGGGTGTTGATGGGTATCATCCCGGACAGTGAGCGCATACTGTTCCAGACGCCTTACCAGGATAAGGAAGGGAATTTTTTCAAGATGAAGTCTCACGGATCGGGGGGTTTCGGTGAAAAGCTCTTCGTGCACCTGGCCGACACCCCGTTCTACGACGACGGTCCCAGGAGCGAACCTGTGGCGTACAAGGACGTGTTGGTCACGCACTTGGAAAACCACGGGTTCACGATGGTGCAGTGGGAAAAACTGTACGGCACCCCGATCACTGAGATGTATTCTAAATTTATGTTTGTATATAAAAAGGGTTGACGCATGTTTATTTTTTTACTTTTGTTCCTTATCGATCTCTACATTTTGTATACCACGCGTGAACCGAAGGTGCTTCGAGAGGTGAAGGAGCGCTACGAAATCCTCAGGCGACACTTGGTGCGTGAAAACAAGTTCCCTAACATTCACGACAGGATCCCGATAAGTGCGTTCTACAAGGATACCGGCAGCGGAATCGGTTACAACTCGAACAAAGGTTACGAGATCGGCCTTTGCCTTGGGAACGAAGAACCGAACGAGGTCTTCCACGTGTTGCTTCACGAGCTCGCCCACTGCACGGTGTCTGAGTACGACCACACGGCCCAGTTTTGGAAAAACTACATGGCCCTTCGCGAAGACGCTGTGCGCTTGGGGGTGTACGAGAAGATCCCCGACCGCAAGCCTTTTTGTGGCCAGCACATCCAGGATAAATAATCTTCTCACCTAAAAGTAACACACTATGGCCACGTCGCCGCAGAACGCGTACATGGCGATCGCCTATTGGGTCGTGATCTACGCCGTGACGACTTTGCCAATCTTCATTCGAAACTATCACGCAAACTTGATGTTGCTCACGGTGATCATCCCGAACATGTTCCGCCTGATGGTGAACCGCATCCCACGCCTGGCCGTGGATCGTTCCTTTTTCTTCATCTCCACTTTGGTCACGCTCATCATCACCTACTTGGCCACGAACTGGTGGCCTCGCATGAAACAGAACATCTCCGAGTACGGCAAGGACGTTAAGAGGAACTTACAGATTAGTGCCCTCTTAGCGGCGATTTTTGCCTTGAGTGGAGTGTTTGCGTACGTGGTTGGCCTTGATAAGTCCATCTACAGCAACCTCGGGTGGGAGAGTTAGTTCTTCATCACGTAGTTTTGGATGAAGTAAAACAACACCGCGGCCACGAGGCCCGTAGAAGCCAAACCGACCATGCTTCTGCCCCCTTGTTCGTTAAGGAACTTGGGGACAGAGGTCACGAGTTTGTCCTGCACAGGTTTAGACACGGCGGCGGCCGCGCACGCCGCCACGACGAGTGCCGTCATTTGTTCATCCGTCAAGTTTAACGGATTTTCTGATTTCTTCTTCGGTTCCGGTTCGTCGGCTTGCGGCATCATCATCGGTTGTTGCGCGTACATGTTCGTCTGCGGGGCGGTCATTTGCGGCATCACACCTTGCATGCGCGGGTCGGCCGGCGGTTCTGGCATGAGGTCACTGATCGGCGTGCTGTCCATCATTTCAGGTTCTTTCTGATTATTAGGGATATTATTATTCTCCTGAATAAAATTCGGTGCGAAGTTTCTTCTTTCGTCTTGCATTTGTTGTGGTGGTGGTGGGAGTTGGGTTGGCATATGCGGCTGCTGTTGCGGTGATGGCTGGAGGCTCACCATGCCCATGCTGTCGTCGTTAAGATTGAGAGTGCTGATGTCAGTGCTCATCTATACTTCCAGTGGATGTTTTCTAATGCTTCTTGGTGACGCGCACGGCTGGTTTTTTTGAATTTTTGTGTTTGTCCTGTTCGCGCTCTTGATCGGTGAGATATTTCGGGTTGTACATCTTCTTGTGAAGCTTCCACAGGTCTGGGCTTCCCACCCTGAAATTCTTTCTGAGGGATGCTTTGTACCAAAACACACAGTCGGTTATCTTGTTGGATTTCACGGTGTTGTCGAGTACGAGGCATTCGTAGTTCTCGGTCGTGGCGTCCATCACCTTGCAAAACACGTCGAACGAGGGAAAGATCCCGAAGAAGCTCTTGTACAACTTCTCTCGATTCTGAATTATGTTCTCTCGAAGTACGAACACGTAGTCCACGTTCGCTCGAAGAGCCGGTGGAAGATCCATGACGTACTGCATCGTCAACATGAAGAAGATGTTGAAGTGCCGGCCATTCATGAAGCACTGCCTGATTCGCGTCTCCTTGAGAAACTTGCTGTCGTACATGCAATCGTCCAGGAGCATGAAGGCGCCGTTGTTCCTGTTCTTCCCGTTCGTGCCCACGAGCTTGCGCTGCCTGGACAACACCCTGTCGACGGCCTCGCCGTCGTAGTCTCCGTAAACGAAGAGATCGGGGATGAAGTTTCCGTAGAAATGATTTCCTTCTTCTGTTCCAGAGAGCACGATCCCGGCTGGTATGTGTTTCTTGTAGTACATGATGTCTTTCACGAGAGTGGATTTGCCTGTATTTCTCTTCCCGATGAAAACACAGATCCGGTCGTCGTCCATCGTTTCCGGTCTGAATTTTCTCAGTTGAAGGTTCATGTCTTCTGGTATTTGTGGAGTTTTTGTTTCTTAAAATTTTACTCACCCTATAGTAGAATGCATCTCGCAGCGAGAGGCTTGGCCGATAAATGGCTCACAGGAGATGTGAAATTTTCACACTTCCTGTCTCGCTTCAAGCGCCACACCAAGTTTGCCATTCAGCACGTGGAGAACCCGTTCGATGGGGAAGTAAATTTCGGGCAGCAGATCGAGTGCCGCATTCCACCCAAAGGTGATTTCGTGCGCAACTTGACTTTGAAGATCACCCTGAGTGACCCAACCCCGGATTACAGCACGAGCATCAACGACAGGTACTACCCCCCGTCCGTGTGTTCACACCTCGTGGAGTGGGTGGACCTTCGGAT